AGGTAGGCCAGTGCAAGCACAGGTTGGCTTTGATGTGTTTGCATGAATACAGGCAAGAGCATAGAAGAAGATTGGTATGTGGTGTTTACCAAGTCAAAGCTTAACCACTGGATTTTCAGGTTTATAGACTCTCATTTCCAACATTGCTACATGGTGAAAGAGGATCTAGGATTATGGGTAATTATTGACAGCAACAATGCTCACACGACAGTAAGAACAGAGCTTGTAGATGATTATCCGCATATTAGGGTGTTATGCCCTGATAGTGTAATATTGCCAGTACGGGTTAAAATAAATACAAATAAACACAAGTGGCACCTTGGTATTAATAGCTGCGTGGATGTATGCAAGGGTGTATTAGGAATAAGTAACTGGCGTATAGCAACGCCATATCAATTATACAGGTGGATTTATGAGCAGTGCTAAAGACGCAATCGCAAAAGGTACAGGCTTTAGTTTGCTTGAAGATGCGGTAGGGACGGGCAAGAGTGCGGCAGAGAGGGCGCAGAAGAAACAAGCGGCTGAAATAGCTAAGCAACAGAAGATTGAAGACCAGCTATTAGCTGAGGGTGATAGCGAGGTTAAGCGCAGGCAAGCATTAGCTAAACGTGGTAAGTCAGGACGTAGCTCATTAATTGCCACTAGCCAAACTGGCCTAGCTTCTAACTTAGGGGGTTCTAATGGCGCTGCCTAAAGGTTTGGGAAGTGTAGAAGATTTAGTTAGTCGCATTAAGTCGGCTAGAGAGCGCTGGGAGTTATGGCGTTCACTGCATCAAGAGGCATACGATTACTCTATGCCTGATCGTGAAACTTATCGATTCCATTCACCTGGTCAGCGTAAGAACCGTCATGTATTTGATTCAACAGCCACGTTAGGTATCAGTCAGTTCTAATCACGCATTCAGGGTGGCATGGTTCCACCTTGGCAGCAATGGATGGACTTCACAGCAGGCACACAGATACCCAAAGAGGATAGGGATAAGGTCGATACCCAGCTCAAAGATGCTACCGACATATTCTTCAACCACCTCAATCAATCTAACTTCTCAACTGAGATAAGCCCAGCCCTTAAAGATTTGGCTGTAGGTACTGGCGCTATCATGGTTGAGGAACTTCCATTCGGTTCTGATAAGGTATTACAGTTTACTAATGTACCCTTGTCTGAGTTGTATCCTGAATGCCCTCCTGGCTCTATTGTTGAGAGCGCGTGGCGTAAGCAGAAAATACAGGTTAGGCATATATTAAGATTGTGGCCTGATGCCGAACTCCCTGCAGCGCTTGCCAAGTCAATAGAGAAAGAGCCTACCAAAGAGATTACTATCTGGAATGGGATGCTATTCAACCCAGAGGACAAGAAGTATTGGCAGGTTGTATTCTATGAAGCAGAGAAAGCTGTCTTATTCACCCAATCATTCAACAAGAAACGGCTAATTGTATTTAGATGGGATGTAACGCCGGGTGAAGTATTTGGTCGTGGCCCTATTATCCAGTCATTACCTGACATTCGCACACTAAACAAAGCTGATGAGTTTATCTTACAGAACGCTGCATTACAGATTAGCGGCGTTTATACGGGTGTTGATGATGGGATATTCAACCCTCATACAGTTCGTATTGCTCCAGGCTCAGTTATTCCAGTCGCCAATAACGGCACACAAAACCCATCTATTCAGCCATTAACCCCTAGTGGTAATTTACAGTTAGGTGAGTTACTGATGGAGCAGCGTAGGCAGAATGTACGCAAGGCGTTGTTCTCTGACCCATTGGGTGACTTTCAAGACCCTGTTAGGTCGGCTACCGAGATGCAGATTAGACAGCAAGAGCTGCTAAGAACCAGTGGCGCTCAAATCTCTAGGCAGAAAACAGAAATGGTAGAGCCTATTGTGGCTGCTGTAGCTGAAATACTACAAGCTAGAGGCTTGTTGCCGGTATTCCGCGTAGATGGCGAGGAAGTGACTATTAAGCCAACAAGCCCATTAGCGAAGGCTGAGAGCTTAGAGGCGTTTAATAATACGCAGATGTTTATGAGCACCCTGCAAAGCTTTATGCCATTCGAGGCCATTGCAGGTAGCGTGAAGATAGAAGACCTGCCCAAGTCGATGCAAGAACAGCTAGACGTTGATCCTGCACTCATACGATCAGAAGAAGAAAGGGCGGAGTTGGCAGAGGCGGCTCAGGCTGCAGCTCAACAAATGGGAGGTCAGGATGTCGCTCAGTAACGTATTTGATGAATTAGGTACAGGCTTTGACCCAGTAGCAGAGGCTAAGCAGCGCGAAGAGCTAGAGCGTAAAGGCAACCAGCGTGATTATCTTATTCACCAAGTCTTTAAGCAGAATGAGGCAGGCGCTAAGCTGTTAGCTATGTGGGTTCAGGATGCGTTGATCATGGCCCCTACAGCTAGGCCGGGCGATGATCTATTAGCTATTGGTTTAGAAGAGGGCAAGAAAGAGTTTATTCGTAAGGTGTTATTAACAATCCAAAAAATCGAGGGTGTAACAAATGAGTGAAGAAACAACAGAAGCAACAGCAGAGCTAGTAGATAATTCTGCGGCAGTGGCAGAGATGGTAGGTGGTGCGCCTACTGAAAGGCCAGATAATGTGCCAGAGAAGTTCTGGGACGCAGAGACTAACGCTATCCGCACTGATGATGTATTGAAGTCTTATGGTGAGCTGGAGAAGCGATTCGGTTCGTTTACTGGCGCACCCGAAGAATACGGCTTTAATGTTAATGAAAACATGGCAGCTAAGTTTGAAGAGCTAGGCTTAGAGATAAGCACTGAGGGTGATCCACTTTATGAGGCCGCTTTAGAGATGGCCAAAGAAACCGGCATGAATCAAGAGGGTTTCGATAAGCTGGCCAATCTTTATCTAATGACTCAGTTGGGCGATATTGAAGCGACCAAGGCGCAAACAGCACAAGAGATGGCTAATTTAGGCGAGAAGGCAGAAGTGCGTATTAATAACCTACGGGCATGGGGTGAAAGCAATTTAAGCCCTGAGCTATACCAAGCTTTTAGCGATACGGTGACTAATGCGGCATCTGTGCAGGTATTCGAGCACTTAATCGCTCAGACTCGCAATGCGCCTGTAAGTGATGTTGCTGCACAGCAAGCGCCTAGTATTTCTGCTAGTGAGGTTCAGGATATGCAATTTGCGGTAGATGACAATGGTAATCGTAAGATCAGCACAGATCCTGCATTTAGAGCCGAGTATCAACAGAAGCTTAAACAGTTACACGGTGATGCTGAAAACAGGATTATGATAGGATAGGTTTGTTCTAGGGCTGGTGGGGTGAATATCCCCGCACGGAATTTAGGTATTAGTACCTACACCCCACCAGCACCATTAAGTATAGCGGGGAAAGTATGGCTTTCACACAAGAAACATTTGCACCAGTTGGGGCTAATTCGGCTCCAACACCAGCAACTTACAGTTATGAAACTAGCGATAGTGCGGCCGCAATAGTATCGGCTGGTTATTTCATTAAGAAGCAAGACCAGCTAAGAGAGGGTGATTATATATTTGCTCATGCTTCTGGCGGCGCTTTCATCTTCACTGTTACTTCTGATACATCCACGGTAATTAACTCTATATCTGGCGGGGATGTTCTTGCTAATAGGGTTATTGTTACTCAAGCCTCTGACCTCTCTGGGACACTAGATAGCACTGTTGAATATTTTATTGATGGTGTAGTGGATATGGGGAGCCAATCAATAGAAATCCCAGTGGGTGGTCTTAATATCAAGGGTTATGATTTTGATGTATCTAGGCTTATCTCTAGTGCTGCGGGGTATACCATGTTCACCTCACCTGGTGGCGGTTCGGGTAACATGCTCGGCATTGATTATGCTGTAGAGGTAACAGGTGCAGGCTCTCAGGTCTACAATATAACCTCAGCTACTGGCTTTGATGCGTTTGAGTTTTCACGGATTAATTACAATGACTGTACTAGTCTAGGCACTATCACAGGTTACAGGCAGGGGCTTGAATCGGGTACAGGCCGGTTTGGTGGTACTCCAGAGCTAACCCTAGCCGGCACATGGTTGGGTGGTTTCTTTATCGATACCTCTATCGTAAGAAGCTTAACGGATGGGGCTTATACGTTATTCAAGGCAGGTGCTGGCTTCACGATGGCTTCGCGGTTTAGGTCTAATCAGAATATTGACTTACCTGCTAACGCATCATTCTTAGACTTTGTGGCTGGCAACTTCCCTAACCCTGCCACATTGCAGCTAGATGGGTGCATCATTACTCGGAACGGCGTATTCAATGCAGAAGATTCCAATATATGCCCCAACATTTCAGCCTCAGACCTCCCTTCAGCATGGAACAACAACAATGGGCTTAATAATACATTTGTAGGCGGCACTCAAGTATTCTCAGTAGGGATAGCAACTGCACTATCGGGGGTGGGTATTGGCACATTCTTAGATGTTGCGGGTATACAGGTTGCAACAGACTTGCAGCACTTTGACGCACCAGCTAATGGCCAGTTAAGGCACTTAGGTAATAGCCCTAGAGAGTATCGGATAGTTAGTGATTTCACTATTGATGGAACTGCTAACAATGAGATAGTGCTACGGGTGACTAAGTGGGATGACTCAGCTAGTACATTTGTCCCGTGGTACTCACAGACAAGGCCGATTAGCTCATTGGTGGGTGGTAGGGATGTTGGGTTCTTCTCACTATCCGTTGGGATCATCTTAGACCAAAACGACTTTATCAAGTTGGAAATAGCCAATAACACAGCGGCAAGAGATGTGACAGTCGAGGCTGAGAGCTTTATGACCATCTTGGCTCGATAGCTTGCGACTATTTAAAACAGTGTTACAATATAACAATCCTATCTGACAACCCTCCTTGGGCCAGAACTATAACGGATGACTTTAATTATTTTATTTAAATGGTTAATTAAGTCGCCCCAGTTCTGGCAAAGCGACTCAAAGACCAATAATACGCTTTAAGGAGACATTCTAATGTCTAAGTTCTTAACACAAGCGGCGGTTACTGAGTTTGATAACGAAGTAAAACACGCCTATCAATCAATGGGTAAGCTACGCAACACGGTTACTACACGCACCGGCGTTGTTGGTGAAGCCTATAAATTTACTCGTATGGGTAAAGGCATTGCGAATCAGAAAGCCTCACAAGCTGATGTTACGCCAATGGATATTGAACACTCACGCCAAACAGCTAATCTTGAAAATTGGAATGCTCCAGAGTATACCGATATTTTTGATCAGGCTGAGGTTAACTTCGATGAGAAGCAAGAGCTGGCCAAAACCATTGCTAAGGCTTTAAGTCGCCGCGAAGATCAGATTATTCTGGATGCTATTAGTGCCATTACGTTTAGCGCATCGCCTGCTAATTTAGATCAAGGTTTAGACTTAACTATCGCTGCTGCGGGCTTAACGGTTCAGCAATTACGCGAAGCCTCTACAGGTCTTACAGATCGTGGTGTAGAGAGTGGCGAACGTTTTATTGCCTGTACTGCTGGTGCTCTTAACTCGCTGTTAGGTGAGACTGAAACTACTAGCTCAGACTTCAACACAGTAAAGGCACTGGTTCATGGTGAGATTAACACTTTCATGGGCTTCACTTTTAACGTTATCGAAACACGCGATGAAGGCGGTTTACCAGCTTT